CACCATTTTGTGTTTTGCGCCATAGGCTGGCTTTTTTACCTGTTAGCTTTTGTACTGTGTAGCTATTACCATTGCTGTCTTTGGCAACGATTTGCATTGTTCCGGCTACGATTGTAGAAGTAGTTAGTTTAACAACACCACGAGCACTACCGGTGCTTAGACCGTTTTGGTTATTTTCAACTAGATAGCTACGAGCGCCATGTTGTTTAAGAATAGCCACAGCAGCAGCACTTGTTCCGCCGTTGGCAGCAGGAATCCAAGCTGTCGCAGCAATTGTTCCAACATCAGTTTCTAAGTGTGTTAGACCAGTTGCGAATACTGCACCAGTACCAGCATCGCTGAATACTAGGTTAGTTGCACTGGACCAAGAACCGTTGTTGTTTTGTGTAGAAGAAATGATGTTGCCATTGATAGCAGTAATATAACCGCTGATACCAGTTGCAGCACCAGAAATCAACATACCTACACTAAGTCCGGCAGTTGTTGATACAGTAAATGTATTTCTTGTATTGACACCGGAAGTAGCTCCGGCAAAGTTTACAGTAGCAGGTTTAATAATACTAACTGTAGGATTGCTAGAATAACCAGCACCTGGATTAATGATTGTAGCGCCAGTAATGCCGCCACCGCCGCCTGGTGCAGCAATAGTAATAGATGCTGTAGCATTTACCCCAATATTAGTTGCATCTGGTGCAGAAATTACAATAGTAGCAGCTTGTGAATAGTGCGAACCTGTGTTTGATACCGCAATTGTAACACCTTCATATTTTACTGCATAGCTAGTGTCTTTAGCACCGCCTTTTACAAAATATCTTGCTTTTAGAGGACGTCCCATTTTGTTTTCTCCTTAATGTTTAAGACCGTTCTATGATCTACGCAGTTGGATTTCTGCATAAACTCTCCGTTAAGAGCGAACAGTATATTTATAGAAAAACCCGCCGAAGCGGGTTTTTGTTTTTGTATAATTCTTTCGAATTATTGGAAGCTAACAGTAGAACTGTTAATAGATACTTTAGCTAAGTAGTCAGCGGCATTGCCAAGCGAACTGGCAGTGTTGTTGAGTTCTACGTAACCATATCTTGTCAAGAAGCCAACTACTGGTTCGAAAGTAGCTGGATCTAGAACAACACCAGAGCTCATTAGAGGAATGTAAGGGCAATAGAACGCAGCAGCGTCAGCTTCTGAAGCGCCTTTGTAGCCTAACAATACTTGGTTGTCTTGAATGCTTTGTGAACCGCTATCTTGTAGATAAGCGTCAACATAAACACGCATAGAACCATTCAATGTACCAACAAACTTGGTGTTTGTAGGAGCTTCGAATGTACCTTCTGTAGTACGAGCGAAAGCGCTGGTAGTAGCAGATTGTAGAATTGTAAGAGCTTGGTTAGAAATAACAGCCCAGTTAGCAGCACCACGACGTGTACGTTGAGCGATCAAGTTAGCAGCACGGTTGATCATGATGGCCAAAGCGGCGTGTTCATCACCAACGAATGTAGCTGTACCAGAAACCAACGATTGGTCATAAGTCTGTTCAACTGTAGCCAAGCCACGTAGGCTAGCTAGGATTTCTTGATCGATTTCAGCTGTGATTTCTTGAGCTAGAGCAGCCATGATTTCAGCTTCGATATCGATACCTTGTTGAGCTTGTGCATCTTGAGCAGCTTCGAAGGTCCAACGTGCGCTTAGTTTGCGTGATTTGGCTTCAACGCTGGCTTTCAAGATTTGAATGCTCATGCGGTTACCTGGTTGACCTTCAAGTGTGCTAGTAGCAGCAGCGCCTGGAGTAGAGCTGTTGTTGTTACCAGAATAGGCTTGAGCGATCTTGAATGGGCTTAATGCTTCTTCACCAGCTACTACTTCGTTGCTAGAATCAGCATAACGAACACGTAGTGTGTGGATTTGACCAACTGGACCAGTCATTGGTTGAACACCGATGATTTCGTTGGCAATAACTGTAGGCATAACACGACGGATAACAGGTAGAATAACACGGTTTAGTGTTGCTACGTTACCAGCACTTGTTGCACCAGCAGTTGCGCTTTCAGCCAAATACTTACGTGTATTTTCTAAGCAAACTTGCATAGAAGAACGACGTGTACCAGATAGGCCTTCAAGCAGAGCGTCTTTGGTCTCTGACCATCTTTCGTTTAATAGTTGTGACATTTTATTTGTCTCCTTGAATTATAAATTATTTGGATAGGCCCGCCAACTTGCGGATGTCCAAAATATTGTCTAAGCCTACCTCGGCTTTCATTTCACGATTTCCAGTTACTTCAGCACTTTCACTTAACATAGCTTTCTTAGGAGCTACTTTACGTGATTGTCCTTCCATCACTGCTGGTAGGTATTTGTCAAAAGATTCATTTAGTTTCTTAGTTGGAACAGATTCCAACAATTCCTTCATGATCTCTCTCTTATCGGCACCTAACGGAGCCAACAACTCGCCTAATGCAGCTTTGCGTTCCATCAAATCTTTTGTAACACGAAGGTCGCGTTGTGTGGATTCTACTAGATGCGCTTTTTCTTCAACGGCTTGTTTTGCTTCTGCTAGTTCTTGTTCTTTCTTTTCGATGATCTTTAACAATTTACTTGTTTCAGATTTTTCGTTAAGGAAGGAACCAGCAAACTCTTGTGCAAATGCTTCATAGATCTTACGACCAAAGTCATTGTTACGAGCAGAGTCAATGTCTTCTTTCAATTGCTTGATTTCAGATGTTAACTTACGAGTAACAGTGGCTTCAACGACCTTGGCAGAGCGTTGAATGAAGTCTTGCTTGATTTCACTAAACTTGCTTTTTGCTTCACGAACTAGCTTGACTTTAGTTTCAGCTAGGTCCTTCTTATCAGCGGCAAATTCATTGATTTCTTTAGATAGAGCGTGAACTACGAATTGCTCTAACTTGTTAAAGTTCTCAGAAACTTTTTTACGGTCTCCTTGGAACTCAACCAATTCTTTTCCAAGTTGCTTGATTACAAAACCTTCTAGTTTTTTAGCATCTTCTGCAACCTTAGTACGGTATGCAGCTTTTGCTTCAGCTAGAGCTTTTTTGTCTTCATGCAATTCAGACATCTCAGCGGTTAGGCGATCGCTTAACATCTTGTCGATTGCTTCTACCATAACTTGTTTGTCATGTGTATACTTTTGTGCAAACTCTTCACGAAGTTCAGCAGTCACTTGGTCGCGTGTTTCTTGTAGTTTAGTTGCAAGAGCAGTTTCGACAACTTGTTGTGTCTCTACTGTCATTACACCTGACTCTACTAATTGTTTGAATGCGTCCAACATTTATTTCTCCTCGGGCTTATTTTAGACCTTTAATAATTTGCAAGAGTGATTCTTGCAAGTATTTCTGGGCCTTTGGATCTTCTTTTACTTCTTGTGCTACTAGGAACGCTCTATTACCACCGCGTGTGTTCATTAAATGTTCATACACGGGAGTAGGATACGCACCAGGAGCACTTGGTTGGGCAACTACGTCTACTGTGATAATCTCGAAGTCGGATACATGGCCGTTCATGTCGTTGACATTGCCGCTACCACGAGAACTTACGCCAAGTTTTACACCTGCTTCAAGCATAGTACGTACTAAGTTTCCCATTGGTGTAGGTAAAATTTTCATCTTACCATAACCATTTGGACCTTCCATCCACATTTGAGTGATCATATGGGATACACGGTCTAAATTTACTTTTAGATCATCGGGATGATCAACTTCTCCTAGCACTGAATAACCATTTTTAATTTGGTCATTTAATGCATTAACTGCACGTTCAATTTCGTCTACAGGGTAGACTCGTTGATTGGCATTACGGATACCACCTTGAATGGCAATACCTTTTAGGTAAAGACTCTTGCCATCCTTGTCGTCAGACTCCATAACAATGGAAGCCTGGTCGAAGCTTAGATGTTCACGTAAGTAGGAGAATTTGCTCATCCGTGTTCTCTAATTATTTTGTATGTTGTGGAAGGAATTGACCTTTAGATCCATTAGCATCGCTAGTTTGACCCGCTTTGTCACCTTTACCGGAACCAACTGGACCTGGAGTCTTGTTGTTTCCTGGATATCCAGAACCTTGTTTCTTCAAGTTTTTAACACCAGCTTTACCGCCTGGGGCGCTGTTGGTTTCCCAATCTTTACCAGTAAACTGTTCGCCGCTGTCTTTAGCAATACCTTTGTTTACTTTGTTAGGTGTAGTACCTGTGTTATGGCCTTCTGTAGTGCTCATATCGCCTAGGATGTTGCTGGCATTAGCACCTGTGTTAGGTTTGCCTTTACCAGAACTTACTGGGCTCTTACCTTCTACTGGACGGCTTTGTGTTTCACCGCTAGCAGCACCGGCATAGTCGCCTTGTTGTTTTTGTGTGTTGCCACCGTAGTTGTGACCAACTTTCTCAACGTATTCGCGTGTCATACGACGACCTTCGAATGCTGGTTGACCCATCATTTCGTCTTCGCCTTCTTCGTCACCGAATTCGTTGTCCATACCCATTTCGGCTTCTTCGCCGCCTTGAGCACGTTCTAGTTCTGCGAAAGCAGCTTCTAGTTCAGCAATAGCGTTCTTGATATCATAGATAGCAGAATCTTCTTGACCTTCATGACCGTGTTCGTCATCTTCTGGACCGTTAGCGCCGATTTCACCGCCAAACTCGTCAGCAGCATCACCTTCTTCGCCGCCTTCGAAACCGTCGGCACCGTCCATCATGTAAGAATCTTCTAATTCTTCTTCAGATTCATCCATGTCCTCATCGGCGGATTCATCCATTTCTTCTTCGTCCATAGACTCGTCGACTTTATCTTCGTCTTCTTCGTCTTTAGCTTCATCCATTTCTTCGTCTTCTGCAGACTCTTCCATTTCCTCATCTTCTTCTTCAGCGATAAGGTTTTCGTAGATTGTACGTGACTTTTCGACAACGATTTCGTGGAATAGAGCGTTAGCACCTTCCATATCTTCGTTAACCAATAAGTCTAATAATTGTTCAAATTTTGTAGACATGTTATAAATTTCTCCTATTAGGGTAGCGGCAAGGCTGTATGGTATTTACTATACCGCGGAAATTTATATACGAAATAGGCCTAAAACGAGCCGTTTTGACCTTGATGACGCAGAATTACTTCTGGTTTTTGAATTTTTCTGTCTAAAATATTTAGTTTTTAGACTGCACAGTTATCTTTGTACTTATTGTGCTGCGGCTTCTGGCGGAGGAGCAGCGTACATTTTTCTCACTAACCCTAGTTCTTTACGATGTTCTTTGTCGTGAGATTCGCTGGCTTTGCGTATATCATTGATCATTCTCAATGTTAAACGAGTCTTGCGAAGGTCTTTTTGCTTCAGAACATTGGTAGTATCATTCTGGCTGAGATACCTGCTGTCATCCTGAGGATCAGCATGTTCACGGTCAAAATAGATAAACTCTCTTAAAATCATAGTAGTATTTATGCTTCGGCACCGCCTGCAGCAGGAGCGCCTGTGCCAGCATCTCCGCCCGGAGCTTGACCTGCAGGTGCGCCTGCAGCATCATCTTCCATACCTGCATCAGGTGTAGGAGAACTTAAATCACCAATATCACCGCTCATACCGCCAGCTGTGATACCGGCACTGCGAAGTTCGCTGCTCGCACTTAAGAATTGATCTTCATCAACATTTTCTTCTTTCCACTGTGTTTCGTTCTGTGCAATTTCTTCTTTGGTCAATCCTAGGAAGCGTTCTAGTGCAAAGCGTTTGCTGATAAAGGGCACAGCAACCATGGTGTTAAAGGTGTTAACACGAGCAGTATCCATTTCAGCTTGTCTGTAGCTGGCAAAGTTTTGTGGTGGATTAAATTTAAGATCGAAAATATTGCTGTCAACATTGATGCCAGAACTACTCAAATATTGTTTGAACTCAAGATCAAATGGCTCTGTAATCAGGCTTTGTAGTCGTTCGCAGTATTTGTTGAATCGCAATTCTTGTATATAGGCTGTCCCAACTCGTCCGTCATTGAAGCTGCTTCCTCCGTCGTCCGAACCAGTAGGTAGATAAGAACTAGGGATACGCAAAGCTCTA